TTGTCGGACAGGAACAGGGAACATAGATGGGGATGGCATTATTTCCCCGGAAATACCGGGACGCATAGTCTCCACTGGGCAATGGGGAAGATGAAGGAGAAGGTCCGATGCATCGATTGATGAGCATCTTGATTCCCGCTCGCAACGAGATGTTCCTCAAGAATACGATAGAGGACATCCTGTCCAATATCGAAGCCGACACGGAAGTGATTGCCGTACTCGATGGCTACATCCCCGACCGCCCGTTGCCCGACGATCCGAGGGTGAAGCTGATTCATCACATGACGAGCATCGGACAGCGCGGGGCAAGCAATGAAGCGGCGAGGCTATCGACAGCGAAGTACGTGATGAAGTGCGACGCTCACTGTGCCTTCGACAAGGGATTCGATCGGAAGTTGATCGAGCCGTATGAGAATGGCGAGATCGACCAGGCTACCACCACTATTCCGCGCATGTACAACCTTCACGTCTTCAACTGGAAGTGCCGCGCTTGTGGAGACGAACAGTACCAGGGACCGAAGGTTGAGAAGTGCGCCAAATGCCACAAGTCGGACGGATTCGAGATGGTCATGGTCTGGAAGCCGAGACTGTCGCGGCGCACGGACTTCGCCCGATTCGACCGAGAACTTCATTTCCAATATTGGAAGGACTACGAGAAACGCCCGGAGACCGCCGTTGATATTGCAGACGTGATGAGCTCCATCGGGGCCTGCTGGATGATGCCGCGGCAGAGGTTCATCGATATCGACGGGCTAGACGAGCGGCACGGATCGTGGGGGCAGATGGGTACGGAGATCGCTTGCAAGTCGTGGCTAAGTGGCGGTCGGCAGGTGGTCAATAAGCGGACGTGGTTTTCGCACTTGTTTCGGACTCAGCCGAACTTCGGCTTTCCGTATCCGAATCCGGGAACGGGGGCCCGAAAGCACAGCCAAGACTTGTGGCGAAACGGGAAGTGGCCCAAAGCAAAATATCCCTTGCAATGGATCGTTGACAAGTTCGCTCCGATTCCTGATTGGCACGAACAGACCTCCGCCGCCGGTCCAGTCGTACTCACAGAGCAGAAACTCAAGAAAGGCATCGTCTACTATACCGATTGCCGTCTCGATCCGACGATCATGAAGGCTTGCCAGAAGCAAATCCTGGCCGGGGCCAACGGGCATCGCATCGTCTCGGTGAGTCTGGAGCCGATCAACTTCGGGGACAACTACACGCTCGACCTGGAGCGAAGCATCCTGACGATGTTCAAGCAGATGTTGAAGGGTATCGAATTCTGCGACGCCGACGTGATCTTCCTGTGCGAGCATGACGTTCTTTATCATCCGTCGCACTTCGAATTCGTTCCGTACAAGAAAGACGCTTACTTCTACAACGAGAATACCTGGCACGTCGATTACAAAACCGGAACTTCGGCCTACTGGATATGTAAGCAAGTCTCCGGGCTTTGCGCCTATCGCGATCTGCTGTTGGAACATTACCAGAAGCGGGTTGCGCATGTATCGGCGAACGGCTTCAGTCGGAACTGTGGATTTGAGCCTGGGACACACCAGCCGCCCAGGGGACTGGATTCCTACCGGGCGATAAGTTGGCGTTCGGCATTTCCGAACATCGACATCAGGCACGGGCAGAATCTTACTCCGTCTCGATGGAGACAGGATCAGTTCAGGAGTCAACGAAATTGCCAGGGATGGGAAATGGCTGATGCAGTTCCGGGATGGGGCCAAACAAAGGGGCAGGGAATATTCGAACAACTTGTAATGAGGCTCGCCAATGGATGAGATCAACGAAAGAACGACTTACGTCTTAACGATCTCGTTCTATGACGAAGACAACGTCCTCGTCGTTCCGAACACCGCTACGTACCGCATTGATGATGTGACGACTGGAACTGCGATAAAGGCGAAGGCTACGTGCGGCGCGGTAATGGCGAGTTCGATGGACGTGACGATCACGACGGATCAAAACAACATGGTCGCCGAGAATCACACTTACGAAACTCGGCGCGTCACCGTGGAATTCACTTACGGAAGCGGTAAGCGCGGCACGGATGAGTACCTTTACAAGATCCACAACCTGCCGGGAGTAGCCGTAGTTTCGAGCGCGTCGGCATCGCCGAGCGCGTCCGCCTCGGCATCAGCATCGGCATCATAGGACGATTATGAATGAACCGAAATTGATTACCGCCGCTACATTCCAGCCGCTTGAAGTCGAGGAAATTAAGCTCCGCCCGCAGGTCCGCGGCCTGGCCGATCCGGACGACGACGCCGTATTGCTTGCGGCGATGCAGTCGGCCATTGAGGAATACCAGTGGTACACCGGGCATATCCTCTGCTCGTCCACATGGGACGCCTATCTCGACGAGTGGCCAGACGACTACATCGAACTGCCGGCGCCGCTGGTAAGCGTAAGTTCGATCAATTACCGGGATAGCGCCGGGACGTGGCAGATAACGACCGCGGCGGATTACGCCGTGGATATATCGAGTCCCGTCCGCGGGCGCGTAACGCTGGCATATGGAAAATCCTGGTCGTCAATCTACGACGAGGTTGGCTCGATCAGGATTCGGTTTGTCGCTGGATATCCGGACGCCGAATCCATCCCTTATCGCGTGAAGGACGGGCTGATGTACAAGATTCAGGAACTCTATGACGGCATCGACCGCACCATGCTCTACCGGGCATGCTGGGGGGCGGATGCGAGGCTGGCGGTCTGATGGCGACTCCTACCGCACAGGAACTGACGCAGAAGTTGGTATTCAAAACGCCATCGGGATCGCGCAATGCCGCAACCGGCGTGGCGTCAATCCTCACGACCGTTGATACGTTCTGGGGCCGAGTTGCGGACCTCGGCGGGGACGTTGAACAGACCGATCAATCCGAGCACATCGCCCGCAAGAGATACGAGATTTGGACGCGCTATTCGGCTGACATTACGGCGTTCCAGCAAGTCGTTTGGGGAACCAAGACGCTGGTCATCACCAGCGCGCCGCAGAAGATTATCGATAGTAGCAACCGTTGGTGGCTCGTGATGCAAGCCGAGCACGTCACGGAGGAATAGAACCGAGTTTGCAGCTGGCGCCCGGCCGCCTGACTGCATACCAGTAGCCGGGAACTATCAAGGAGGCAACATGGCAGCATCAGCAGGGGTATCAGCATTCAACACGAAAATCTGGGTTTACAAGTCGGCGGCCTGGGCGCTTGTCGAAGAGCCGAAAGACATTGCCGGACCGGGATCGACGGCTGAATTCATCGACTTCACGCACCAGCAGAGTCCGTCGGGATTCAGGGAACGGAAGCCTTCGTTCAAGTCGGGCGGAGATGTCACTTTCACCTGCAACTTCGTCCACTCCGCGATCGTGCAGCAGTATCTGGTCTTTGCCTCGATCGCGAATCCTCCGACGCGAGAATACTTCAAGGTTGTCGGGCCGGACAATTCGCAGTTTGAGTTTGGGGCGTATGTCAGTTTCACGATGGCGTATCCGCTGAATGGCCCGGAGGAAATCCGGTTCACTCTCGGGATCGACGGTAACGTCGTGGCTGCTTTGGCGTCCGTATCCGTATCCGCATCGGCGAGCGCGAGCTAATTATGAATCTTACGAAGGAGCAAATCTTAGCCGTTGCTCCGCGACTCCAGGAAGTCGAAGTTCCCGAATGGGGCGGGTCCGTATGGATTCGCCCCGTTACTCTCGGCGAACAGGGGAAACTCGCGGATGCAGGACATAAGTTCGAGAAAGCCGATCCTTCAGCGCGGCTCAAGGGTACGACCGTAAAGCTGGTCATCTGGGTGACGTCGGACGAAACAGGCGCTCCACTATTCACGGACGCCGATATTCCGTCTCTGATGGGTCAGCCGGCAACGGTATTCCTTCGCCTGCAGGATGCGATTCTCGAACTGTCCGGACTCACGGAATCGGCACGGGCGGCACTGGAAAAAAACTCCGAGACCGCCCAGACCGACAAGCCCGCTTCGTAGTAGCGGCACGTCTGGGTCGGACCGTGGAGCAACTGGAGGCAGAGATGTCGTTTCGGGAATTTCTCGAATGGATGACATTTCTACGCATCGAGCAGGGAGAAGGCAAGCCCAAGGATGATTGGGGTGCGTTCAAGACAGGCATGATGCAACACGTAGGACATCAACGTGGCAGGCATTAAAGGAACAGGGTTGGACGAACTGTATGCCAGGACGAAAGAACTTTCAAAAGTCCTTTCCGGTGACGCACTAAAGATGAAGAAGGTCACGATATGACAGGAATTAAGATCACAGGCCTCGAGGAGATCCTCAAGCAGTGCCAGGGGTTTGGGAGTACCGCCGCCATTGAGGCGCTTGAGGCCGCCGAGAATGCCGCCGCTAAACTCATCAAAGAGAGGTTGCAGCAAGCCGCGCCGGTCGGCTCCCCTGCTACGAAGGATAAGCATCCTGGGCAATTGCGGAAGTCAATACGGATCGTCAGATACAAGGACAGAGCGCAATTGCACGGTCTGGTATCGATGACTATCGATAGAGGCGCGACGCAGAAACTCGTGATCGGCCCGGAACGCAAGACCGGCTATTACGGATTCTTCCTCGAGCACGGATGGAGCTCCCCATCCTTCCGGAGGATCAAGGGCAGCAAGTATCTGATGAAGTCCTATTCGAATCTTAAGCGGATAAGCGGCGGCCATCAGGGCTGGTTTTCCCGGGTCGCCGATACCGTCGAGCGGTCGGCAACCGCGGCGGGCGAAGCGGCCGCGATGGCGCTGTTGAGGAGATTTCTATAATGGCGGGCACCGGTAGGCTGTTCTTCGAGATCGGCGGCAGTGCATCGCAACTCCTTTCCGAACTTCAGAAGGTTCAGGACAAGTTCAAGGAAAGCGGTGAACGGATCAGCCGCGCGGGACTACAGCAGGTCGCCGTATTCCAGAATGCCATCAATCCGGCCAAGGAACTCGCCCGAAGTTTTGAGGTTCTCGAGAAAGCCGGCTTCAAGGTCGCCGACATATTCAAGGTCAACGAGACCGCCATCAGGAATGCGATGGCGACTGCCGACAAATTCGGCCAGGTATTGCCTGATTCGTTTAAGAAATTCGCCGACGCGGCTAAGAAAGCAGAGCAGTCGACCGCAGGCGCTAGCGGCGGCATCGCATCACTCGGGCAGACATTGACCGACTTTGCCCGCAACCCGCTTCAGGCCGCGCAGAACGGCATGATGTCGCTACTTGAATCCATGGGGCCGCTTGCGGTAGGCATCGGCGGGATCGCTGCGGCCGCAATCGCGGCGGGAGTCGCTATATTCAAGATGGGAACGGACGCGGCCGATGCTGCAGAGCAAATCAAGAACCTCTCCTATTCTACCGGCATGACCGTCGTACAAGTTCAGGCATTGCAGAGATTGGGAAAGGAAGCGGGCGTTGGCGACCTCACGGCGAAGATAGAAATGCTCAACATCCAGTTAGGCAAGCCGGAAGGCGGAGAATTTACAGAAGCCATCCTGAGAATGAATATCGCCGTCAAACAAGGAGCCGGCGCCGTCTACTACCTGGAGGAAATACGGAAGAAACTGTCCGAGATTCCCACTCAGACAGAACGGGCCGAAGCCGGAGCCGCGGCATTCGGTAGGCGACTATGGCACGACCTTGCTCCGCTTGTGATGAATACCTCGAGGTCAATCACGGAATCGATGGGCGAAATCGAGAATAGCACCGCCGTGATGACGGAATCACAAATGGAGGGGTTGACCAAACTCGATGAGGAACTGGACGTACACGGCCGCGCATGGGTAGGTCTCAAGAACAAAATAGGAATAGCCGCCGGGGAAATCACGCTCGCTTTCTACAAAATCATTGAGTCGAGGCCGACCTGGGAGAAGGTCTTCCCGGATTGGTTCAAGTCAGGTACGGTTGCCGCCGTTCCGAAGGTTCCCGATCTAGGAGCAATCTCGCCAGCGACAGTTCAGGGTCGGGCGTATGAAGACATCGCCAAGGAAAACACCGAGATCGAACGCCGCCTCAAGGTCATTGCGGAACAGGATGCCATCGCTACCGGAATCAGAGGCAAGTTGCTCGACCTGACGATCAAGTTGAAAGAGGTCGAAGCCGAGCGTCAGAAGATCGCCGGCGAAAGCAAGAAGGGACTCGAATTCCAGGAGGAAAGATTGCGGCAGTTGTCGCGCGAATCGGCATTGCTGAAGCAAGCCATCGCTGCGGAGCAGGCCCGGATGGAAGCCGTGAAGAAGTCGGCCGCGATTCTCGAAGCATTGGACCGGCAATATCAAAGCAATATGGGCGCGACCATCGCCCAGCAGAGGACTTCAGCGGATGCATGGCGGGAGCTCGACAAGATAGTCGCCGCTGCTACTGTCGATCTGGACAAGTTCTTCGAGACGAGCGAGGACGGATTCGACAAGATGAAGACTGGACTCGACTCGATCAAGTTCAAGGATATGTTCCCGAAGAACGCTGAAGGGAAGACTCCCGAAGAGCAGATGAGGGACGTCTCGGGCGCCGTCAACCAGACCATCCCGGAAGTCCTGACATCCTGGGAAAAGGCCGGCGACTCGATGGCCGAGACCTGGCGCGGGCAGGTGAGCACGATCGTCACGGACTGGAGCCGGGGCATCGCTGACATCATTGTTTCCGGGCAGAACTTCGGCGAGAAGCTGAAAGCGATCTTCATGGATACCGCCAAGGGCATTCTGCGAATGTTCATTGAGCAACTATTCAAACCGTTACAGAACTGGCTATCAAAAATCACGGATAGTCTCTTCAGCATGAGCGGGTCTTCAGGCGGGGG